GCATGAGGAAGTCCACGCCGCACTGTGCCGTCGCCTGCGTGCCGGACACGCTGACCTGCGTCATCGGCAGGTAGAGCGTCTGCGCCCAGGCGTCTGGATTGGCGCGATCGGAAACCATCAGCCTCGCCAGCACCAGCTCGCCCGGCTGCAGCCTTTCCAGCTCGCTCGTGATGCCGGTGCCCACGTTGGCCATGACCAGCTGCGCACGCGGCGTTTGGCCGGCCACGTCATCGGGCAGCTTGAACCCGAAGGGGATGCCGACGTAGGTGATGCCGCGGCTCACCCGGTCCTGCGTGTCGTTCACGACGCGCATCGGCCCGCTGAAGCTAGGCGCGCTGATATCCATGAACAGCAGCATTCCCGCGGTGTCGGTGACCCGCTGACGGCGTTCGAGGAACGTGCTCATCGCATGTACTCGATCGTCACATCGCGCTGCCACAGGCCGTCCGTGCCTGCGATCGAGCGCACCTCACCGACGTTGCCGCCCTCGAAGCGAGCGTTGATGCTCTGCCCGGTGCGCGGGTGCGTCATCGTGAAGAAGCCCACCCGACGGATCACGTCGAAGTACCAGTCGAGGAACGCGACGTCGTCCGCGGTGGTACGGAAGATCAGCGAGCACTTCATCTTCATGAGCACGCCGGTGTTGAGCACGCTCTGCTTCGGCACGCCCCGCTCCATCTCGGTGCGCTGCACCGAAGGGTCGAACGACTCCGACCAGGTGGACTGCCGGATTTCAACGTACGTCGGCAAGTTGGCCATGCGATATCGTCCAAAGCTCCGTCAATCGAGAATTCAAATGTCCGACAATGAGGCTGTGCTCGCCGGGACCGTTATGGCGCTGAAGCTGCTAGTTGCGCACGCCCTCGCCATCGCCCTTCGCGAGCACCAAGACCCTCGCGGCACGCTCAATGAAGTCCTTATGGCGCTGGAACAGCAGATCGGCGATAGCAGCGCAGATTTGCCGGATGCCCTACGCGGTCAGGACTTAAGCGCGGTGTTCCACCACGCTCGAAGCTCGGTGCTGTTCGTCGGTGAAATTGCCGACTCGCTGCTGCGCCACATGGGCGCGCCGCCCGCGCCTGGGTCGTGACCTGGGCGGATCAGACGACTGGCCTCAGGCCGTAGCGCCCCCGCAGCAGAGCGTCAGTGCCCCCGCCGCTTGCGATGTCGTCGCGCAGTAGGTCGATCACAAGCTTCTTCATCACGTCGCCGTTCGGCATCTGCTGGCTTTCCTCCCGAACGCTCACGCGGTCGGGGCTGCCGTAGTTGTTGACCTCGACCTTGATTCCACCGCCCGCCGCCGCCGACACCCCGAGTCTCCCATCGGGGCCGCGGCGCAGAGGCATGATCGCTTCTGGTCCGGCCTCGCCCATGAGTCCGGCACCCTTCGCGAAGGCGAACATCGTGGGCTTGTTGACGATCTGGCCTGAGTAGGCCGACAGGCTGGGCGAGCTATAGACGCCGCCGAGCGCATTCTTCGTCGGCGCGCCAAACAAGCCGCTAACGATGCCCGCGAGCGCCCCCTGCCAGCCGCCCGCACCAGCGTTGGTCTGCCCCCAGTTGCCGAGCATTTTGAAGACCTGCGACGCGGCCATCTCGGCCGCCATCCGCTGCAACACCTTCCCGAAGTTCTCCAGCATTCCTTCGGCGCCGTCCTTGAACGGGTCGAACAAGAAATCGGCGAACGCGTCCTGCATGTTGCGGCCTGCCTGTTGGGCCGCCGTGGTCATGAAGTCCAGGTCGTCCTTGACCTTGAGCGCTACGCGGCCATGCTCCGCCGCCACATCGTCCCAGACGTCCTCGATCGCGGCCATCTCGTCCTGCCAGTCGCGCCACGCCGCCAGCTCGCGCAGCGACTCGGCCAGCTTCGGGTTGACCTTGTCGAGCCCAGCGGCCTGCATGTCGTAGGCCAGCGCCGCCGCGCGCCCGCGCTCGCCGAACAGCGCGATCTCCCGCTCTAGCGTCGCAACCTGGCTCTGGAACTGGGCCTCGATGCGCTGGTCATCGATCTGCTGCGCCTGCCGGATCAGCTCGTCCTTCCGCGCCTGCGACAGCCCCTTCAGCGCGCCGTACTGGACGTCGTAGCTGACCTTCGCCGCCTCGCCTACCTTGCCGTACAGGGCGATCTGGCGCGTCATCTGCCCCGCGAGCGACTCGTAGCTGCGCTGGAGCTGGTCCGCTTCACGTTGTTCGTCGGTCTTCTTCGGCGCGGCCGCCTTCGGCTCGGCTGCGCGCGCGGCTGCCACCATCGCTCGAATCTCGGCTTGCGATGCGTTGGCCGCCTTTCCGAGCCGCTGGATGCGCTCGATCTCGGCGTCTATGCCGGCCTTGCCGTCCTTGCGGTACCCGTTGCTGGAGTTAAGGGTATCGAGCTCCCTTCGCGCCTCCGCCATGGCTGCGTTCACGGCAGCGCGGTTCCGCGCGATGCTCGCGGCCATCGCGCCTTCGACCATTTCCCGCTCGCGCTGCTGCTGACGCCACCGTGCGGCTGCAGCGACGTCGCCACCGAAGTTCGGCGAGTTGTCCGGCATGCGGACGTTGCCGCGCTCGGCCATCGCGGCGGTAGCGCCGGCGACCGCTGCCCACGCACCCGCCGCCTCGTCCTTGATCTCGCGCCATACGCGTGCCCAGCCGCTCAGATTCGCGACAGCCTGGGCCGATTTATTGTTCGTGTCGTCCACCAGCGCGTTGAACGCGATGCGCGCCGCGCCCGCCTTGTCGCCGCTCTCTTGCAGCGACTGGGCGGCGTCGAGCATCTGCTTGGTGACCATGCCGCCACCTTCGGCGAGCTTCAGCAACGCCTCGTACGGATCCTTACCAAGTTCCGCGAAGCGACGCGATACCTCGTCGGCGCTTTCTCCGCTAACGCTGCTCCAGCGCGCGATGGCCGCGGCAGCGCGATCGAACTGCTCGCCGCTGAGACGAGTGTTCTCTGTCAGCGCCAGCACCGCCTCGTCTGCGCCGCCGCGGGTGATCCCCTCCAATCGGTCGAGTCGCTCGGTAAGCGCGTCGAGCCCTGCGGCCGAATGGGCGGCGTTCTGGCCCGCCTTGATGACCGCGAGGCCGAAGCGCTCCATGCGCTCGGCTTCGGTGTAGGCGATGTAGCCGAGCGTGCCGACGGCCGCCGCAGTGACGGTAAGGGGGTTGACCAGGCCCATCACGTAGCCGGCGAGGCCGCGCGCCGCCGCGCCGATGCCGCCGAATTGGTCTTTCAGCTGGCCGCCCTGCTGGAACAGCACCTGCATCGGCGACTGGCCGCCCTGCAGCGCGGTGACGATGTCGGTGAACTGCGCCGGCACGCCGCGAAGCGCTGCACTGAGCTGGCCGGCGGATACGGCCGTGGCATCCATCGCCTTCGCTTGGCCGTTCAGCGCCTGCACCTGGGCCAAGCGCATGCCGCGCTCAGTGTTCAGATACGCGGCCATCCGCGTGCGCACGCCGTTCTCGCGGTCGTACGCGTCCTTCAGGCGGACGTGCGCATTGGCGAGAGCGTCGACCGGAGCGCTGGCGCGCGAGACCGACTGGTAGCTGGTGCCGACCTTCTCGGCCGCCGCCGCCGTGCGCTCGGCCGCCTTCGCATTCGCATCGAGCGCGCGCGTGCCGCGCTCGAGCTGCGTGCTGTCGACCTCGTAGCCGAGGGTGGCGATATCGGTCACTTCGACTGCTCCCGTGCACGCTCGATCGCGGCCGCCTGCTCCTTCCGGATCTCGGCGAGGTAGGCGTTGTCCATCCGCATGATCATCTCGACTTCCTCAGGGCGAATCGGCGTGTGCGTCAGGCGCTGCCACTCGCCAACCTCCGCGTAGCTCAGCGCTTCGGGGCCGGTGCGGCGACGGTTGGACAGCGACCAGAACCAGTGCCAGACATGCGCGCCCTCGGGGGGCACCACCACATCCGGTGCGGGCTGACCGAACTTCCGGTTGCGCTGCCGTCGGGTCTCCCCCTTCTCGTCCGGCAGGTCGTACCGGGTGAAGGCGGCGACGGCAGCGACCAGGGCGTCGGTCAGCCCTCGTAGAAACCCGCGTCGTCTCCGATGGCCTTCAGGATGGCCGTCGCCACCGGCGGGACCTTGCAGACCTCGTCGAGCGCGGTCGCGCTGAACGCCGGCGTCGCGCCGTTGAAGGTCGCCTCGCCGGTCCACTCCCAGCCGACGACGTGCGTCATCGTCAGGCGACGGGCGCGATCGGGGTCGACGACGCCGGCGCGCGCTTCGTCGAAGATCTTGCGCGCCGCCTCCATCACGCGCGGGTCGCTCTCGTGCGCGATCGTCAGCTTCAGGCCGGTGGGCTGGCCGGTCTTCGGGTGCAGTACGTCCACGGTCCGCTCGACCGGGATAAGGGTGCTCAGATCCATGTGATCCTCGTGGTGCAGCGATCCGGAAAGGAACCGGCGGGAAGGGGTCGGATCAGGCCCCCGTGTCAGGCGCGCGCCCTATCCCGCCGGTGTTCGGTTAGGCGGCGACGTCGATCGGCGCCTGGTTGAGCGCGAGGGTGAAGACGTTGACGACGAAGTCCTCGTTACGGCCGCCCGGCTCGGTCGGACCCGTCACCAGGCCGCGGAAGTACTGGGCGTCGCCGTTCTGGCGGGTGACCTTGAACGCGTAGTTGTCGGACTTCGCCGCCGCGGCCGCGCGCAGGGCCACCTGGCCGGGGTCGGCGAGGTCCATCGCGACTTCGAGCTGCGGGTCGCCGGCATTGGTGATGCCCTTGCCCTTCAGCGTGGTCTGCGTGCCCCACGTGTCGTAGGAGACGATGTTCGTATTCGCCCCGCGCTCGCCGAGATTGCCGACGTTGGCGATCTCGACGTAGGTCAGCGCCTCGAACGCCGCTTCGTTGAGACTGGCGTTTTGCGGGGTGACGCAGATCGCGACGGTGGAACCGCTGTTGGTGAATGCGTTGGCCATGGCCTGTTTCCTCTGGGCATGAAAAAGCCCGCACGAGGCGGGCCGACTGTCCGGCAGGGCCGGGAATGAAAAACCCCGCCGGAGCGGGGTCTATTGGTGATCAGTGCGCGCGACCGGTCAGAGCCTGGCGTCCTTGGCGAGTTCGATCGCCTGCTCCGCCGTGAACCCCTCCGCGAGGTAGGCGAGATAGGCCTCGCGCTGCACCTTCGCGAGAATCCGCCGGTACTCGAGGAGCGCCGGCATGCGCGTGCGCATTTCGGCCACGGCTTTCGCGAGCTCGCTCGGGTCGCCTTGCGCAACCAGCGCCAGATTCACCACGTTGTCGTTGGGCATGGGGCCGCGCCTTGGGGGTGCGACCCGAGAATATCACCGGTCGAAACCGCGCCACATGACCGTCACCGGCAGCATCAGCCGGGCCGGATCCTCGATCACCGAGCTGATCGCCGGCTTCCGATAGACCCGCATGCCGGCGAACGTCGTGCCCTTGGCGAACGCCTCCACGGCCGCGTCAGCGAGCGTCGACGCAGGTGCCAGCCCGCGCCCGGGGCGGTCGCAGGCGGACAGCTGAGCGAAGCCCTGCAGCAGCGTCGGACCGGCATCGGCCATGCCGTAGTTCTGCGCCCCGTTGGGGAACCACTGCAGCTCCAGCCACAGCCCTTCGCTGGGCGGCTCGAAGCCGACGGCTGGATAGGCCACCGGCACGCCCTGCGACGTGGCGAAGGCGCCGACGAGGCTCGCGAAGGCATCGTAGATCGGGCCGTTCATCGGATCGTCGCCTTCACTTCAGCCGTTACCTCTTTCACGATCGCGCTCCAGTTCTGCAGCTCGGCGCGCAGGAAGCCGTTGCCCTGCTGCGCGTACGTCCGCCCGAGCGAGTCCTCGCCGAAGAACCCGTGCTCCATGCGCATTGCGTAGGCCGCGGTCCATCCCACCGTCACGGTGTCGCCCACCGCCATGCGCGCGAAGGTCACCGCCGGATCCTCGCTCGACGAGTTCGGAACGCCGGCGGTCGACGCGCGCACCGAGTTGCGCAGGAACCCCGTATCGACCGGCATGCGGCCGCCCTGCCCCTTGGGCACGCTCGCGCGCTCGAGTACTCGTGCCGCCGAGCCGCGGAAGATCGCCTCCTGGCGTGCCTTCAGCTTCTCCGCGATCTCGCGCACCT